ACCGTCGGTTGCGCGCACGCAACGGAAATTCGCCGCACCCTGCTGCACCGCCGTCGCGACCTGGGTGCCCATGTCGTATTTGCGCGGCACGATCGGGCCGAAGTTGTAGGCGTAGTCGGACATGGTGGCGACGATCACCGGCTGCCCCACCGGACCCCAGGGCGCGGTGCCGACCATGCCGACCACGTCGGTCGGCACGCCGTTGAGCAACAGGTTCTGCGGCGGGACGATCTGGACGTAGAGATCGGGCACCACCAGCGCGGTGGTGTTGATGTCACCCTGCTGGACGATCGGCATGGCTCAGCTCCCCTTCACGGCGACGCGCACCACGTGGTGCCGGTAGTCGCCCGCCAGGATTTTGGTAATCGTGCCGGCGTCGGTGATGGTCGCGCCTTTCGCATATTCGGCGAAGGCGCGCACGACGACGAGGTGGATGGTCATTTAGCTTTTCTCCGTCTTAACCCAGTGCGGCGGCTTCGCCGTCACCCGAGCAGGCTTTTCACAATGCCGGATGCGTCCGCCGTGAACATGGCATCGCCAAAAATCATCGACGGCGTCACGGTGACTTGCGTGGTGCCGTAATCGACGGCGTAGAGCAGGTCGCGCCGGTACAGCGAGGCGTCCTCGCTCTGGTCGAACTCCGTGGACGATACGAAGCGCAGGCGGCCGAAGGTGCCGTCGGGCAGCGTAATGAAAGTCTGCGCGGCCAATGCGACGTCGACCGCGGCGCCGGCGGCATCGCGTGTCGCTGGATCGGGGCACCAGCAGGTGATGCGAAACCCGCGGCGCTGGCGGCGGATTTCCTGCAAGACGCGCTGGTCCGCGACAACGCGGCCGATGATCCTGATAGCACCGGGAATGGTGATGGTGGCGCCCGCCAGCACGGCGATGCGCTGGCTGCGCAGATAGCTGGCGAGCGTGGCGGCGACAATGTCCGGCGTGTCGCCGGCGGCGGTGCGATGCACCACGGCGAGCTCGTCCACCAGGATCCCGGCGACCTGGCCGAGGCCGGCCGTGCCGCCGATCGCGGCGGTAGCGCCATCGTCGGTCATCGCCGTGGTGATGGTGAGCGTGGGGGTCATCGGCTGGGTGACGGAAAACTCCTCGGTCCAGCGCGTGGTGTTCTGCTGGTGCCGCGGTTCGGAAAACACCGTGATGTTGACAATGCCGGCGGCAAGGTCGGCATCCAGCGCGGCGGTGTTCGGCCAGCCGCGATAGATGCGGCAAACGCCGCCGAGGATGCTCGGCGCGTTGGTCCCCTGCGGATAAATGACGGCGCCGACAAGGTTTGCCAGCACCGTCTCGACATCGGATTGATCGGCCATGTCAGGTGGTCGTCTGCTTGACCAGCAGCCGCCAGCCAAGGTCGGAAAGCTCCGCCGATGAGACCACGCCACTGCGGCCGAGATCGTCGCGCATCAGGTCGCCGGTGCGCAGCACGGGTTCGCACACGGCCGGCAGCAGCACCTGCCAGCTTTCGGGGATGACGTCGGACGGCAGGTCGGTGGGATCGAGGCCGGCCATGCCGGCGTTGAGCACGCTGGCGGGAAAGCCTGACAGCAGCGGCTCGGCATCGGCGCGGGTGTAGCCGCCATAGCCGCTGACGCCGGGATTGGTCAGCGCGGCCGGGCGCATGAAACTCACCACCCGGGCGGCGCGCACGCACAGGATCGGCAAATAGGGCTGCTGCGCGGCGATGAACCAGATGCCGTCGCCGGGTTCGCGGCGCACGATGTAATCGCCCGGTCGCGTGTAGGCGGCGTCGAACACGCCCCACCAGGTCGCCATGCCATAGCCGACTGGACGCTCGCTGTTGGGGCGCGGCGAGGTAAACGCAGCCTGCAGCAGCATGAAACGATTCCGGGGATTGAGCGGATCGCTGGCGCCGGACGGGCGATAGGCGTGGCACCAGTCGCCCACCGTGACCGCGGCGCGGCCATAGGCGCGGCGGATCAGATCCTGCAGACGTTCGGCTTGCATGCTCAGACCACTCCCCGCTCAGACCACCAGGGCGATGCCGCCGTCACCCAGTCCGGGGCCGGGCGGCAGGCCGAGGAAAGCGCACAGGCGGCGGCGCCAGTCGTCGAACAGGTTGCTGCGCTCCCGCATCTCGTTGGCGTTGCGTTGCCAGACGGCGGCGCGGTCGGTGTCGAGATTGGCGGCAGCGGCGGGAATAGCGAGTTCAAGCTGGCCGAGCGTTGCCAGGTATTGCCGCACCACCTGCTCCTCGGAACCGGTGAGGTGCGAGATGCGCCATTCCATCAGGCCGTAGACCTGGAAGAACCGCCAGCCCTGGAAGCCGGCATCGCCGGAGCCGTAGGCGGGGTAGCCGCAGTAGCGCCGGATATCGGTGCGCTCGCACTCGGTGAACGCCATGACGACGGTGCTCCTGCTAGCCGATATGCTCCACCATCACCGCGCGCTTGTAGTTGGAGTTGTTGGCGGTCGAGACGGTGGTCGAGTTGGTGGTGGTGTCGGACGGCGCGCAGAAGCCGCCGATCCAGTACCAGGACTGCGCGATGATCTGCTGCAGCCGGTCGATCGGTTCGCGCGTCACCATGGCGACGCCGTCCACCATTGAGATGATGCTGTTGGCGGGCGCGACGTCGGCGGCAGCCATGCCGGAGAAATCGCCCTCGATCAACGCGCCCTTGCCGCAGATGATCGGGCGGCGCACGAACGCGCCCGGCACGCTCGGGGAGTTCTGCAGATACGCCTCGGTGGTCGGCATGAAGCGCAGACCGAGAAAATCGTTGATCAGGCCGCGCTGGAACACCTGGTTCGCCGAGGTGGCGCCAGTGAACAACTGGCGAAAATCGTTGTCGGCAAACAGTTGCCGCGCCGAAACGGGGTCCAGGTAACAGTTGAACACGCCATCGATCTCGGGCACCGCGTTCTGCCGCAACGTGGCGACCGCGTTCAGCAGCGTCGCCATGGTGAGCGTATCGGTCGCCTGCAGCAGATTGGTGTTGCCCCGGCCATTCGGCCGCACGATGGTGGATGCGGTGATTGCGGTGACCGTGTTGCCGACGGTGCCGTCGGCGACCGAGACCGCGGTCGAGAACGTGAGCACGCCGGAGATGCCGCCGGGCGCGGAGGTTTCATTGCTGGCGTCGACGGACACGCCGACCAGCAAGTATTGATTGCTGCCGACATTGCACAACAGCGAGGCCGTGCCACCGATCGGCGTCTGCACGCCATTGACGAAGGCGGTCTGGAACCCGCGCACGTCATCGACCGAGACCGCGTCCGCGGGCGCTCCGAGCGTGAGGCGCACCCGCGTGTTCCCTCCGAAATACGGCGCGAACAGCGCGTTTCTCGCGAGTTCGTCCAGGCTGCGGCCGGCCTGCTCGCCGTTGATTGCTGCGTTCAGCAAAAACTGGCTGGCGATGCCGACGCGGCTGGTGACCATGTTGAGGTCGGTGGTCGCGGCGTAGAGGTTGAGCGTGATGGTGTACTGCTCGACGCTGAACGTGCTTGGCGTGAGGCCGTTGTCGAAATTGGTGTTGGTCGCCGGCGCCAACGGCGTGGTGACGCTCGGCTTCAATCCGGCACGGGTCTTGGTCAGCGTCTCGCCGATGCCGACGGCGAAACTCTGCCGGTCCGCACAGGCGCGATAGCCCAGCCGCGAGTGCAGCGCCTGCTGGAATTCACGCTCCAGGTAGCCCTGCTGGATGATCGGCTGCAACGCGACGGGAAAATTCTGGATGCCCATGGTGGATCCTCATGGTTGCGCCGTCCCGCGCGCGCATCGCGCCAAGCCGGGTGGTGGTGGACGGCGGAAAGTGGAAAGCGTCAGGCGCGACGGAGCAGTTCGGTACGGCCGGCCTGCCATTCGTCGTAGCTCATTTCGGTAGCGAGACGGGGGCGCACGGGCTGCATCGGCGGCGCCGGCGAACTCGAGGACGTGCTGGCGCCGCCGAACAGCCACGGCTTGGCACGGCGCAAATCGCGCATCACCTCGCCGGCGCCCTTCACGTTGCCGTCGTCGTCGAGCCTCAGGTGATCGACATCGATCAACTTGAGACCGTCGAGATCCACCATGCCGGCGCGCACCGCAACCGCCTTCAACTCCGCGCGGATCAGCCGCGCGTTGGTGCTGGCTTCAAGCTCGTTGAGACGTCGTTCCAGATCGGCCGCGCGTTCGGCGTCGCTGGTCGGCACCGTTTGCGGCGCGTCGGGTTCATCGGTCATGCGGTTTTCTCGCTGTCAATTCGGGAAATTTCGGCGGCGACATCGTCGATGTCGTAGGTGTCGGCGATCGATTTCACCGCCGTCTCGCGTGAGATCTGGCCGGCGCTGGCCAAGGTGGACAGCGTCTGCGCGTCGCACTGGCGGTCCTGCGCGCTGGAGGCGTACCAACGCGGCCATTGCAGCGCGAGGCGCGTCGCGGGATCGATCGGCTCGATCGGCTCGCCGTGGTTTTTCAACGCGTAACGGTTGGACGCCTGGATCACCATGCGGGCGAGCTGGATCAGCGCGCCGCCGTAGGAAACGCGCAGGTTGTCGGCGAGCCAGATCAGGCCCTGGTTCATCAGTTCCAGCGCGCGGCCGGATTGCGCGGCGGCGAGCCGGTCGGCGTTGGCGCGGTTGCCGTGCACGCCCTCCAGCGCGAATTCGCGCAAGGTGCGGACATATTCGATCACCGCGGCGGCGGCGGTGCCGCCGATTTCCAGCAGTTTCGCATCGCCCTTTTCGCTCACCACCAGGGCGTTGCCGCCGCCGCGAATGATCTCGTTGTCGCTGCCCGCGGGTTCGCGGATCAGCAAGGTGGGATCGGAACTGTATTTCAGGCCGCGGCCGGCCTGGCTCAACTGGTAATCGATCTCGATCGTGGTTTCGATCGCCGAACGGAACGTGGCGGCGCCGTCGATGGCATCGCCGCCGGGCAGATTGCGCACCCACACGATCGGCACGAAGCCGAGGCCGTGGCGCACGCTGCGCGCCTCGTCGATCTGCGGCGGCAGCGGTTGCGCCACCGGGTTCGGCACGAACCAGGTTTCTGTCAATGTATCCCAGCGGCGCATGAACCAGTACTGGGCCTGCGGGTCGGGAAGTTCGTAGCCCTGGGCTACCAGAACGCTGCCAGGCACCTTGTAGCGCTCGGTGACGCTGAGCAGCGTGTCGGGCTGCTCGGGGTCCCAGAGAGGCGTCAGATAGAGACTTTGCAGCACCGCGAAGAAGATGCGGCCGCGCAGCACGCGCAGCAGGATGGCGACCGAGCCGACCGAGCCGCGCAAGGCCGCTTCCAGCATCACCTGGTTGAGCATGCTCTCCTTGGTGATGTCGCCGAGCACGCCGCGCACGGTGCGATCGTCGCAGTCCAGCGTAGGAAAATGGCCTTCGCTGAAGACGAGGGAAAGACTGTCCTCGACGACGATGCGGGCCAGCGGGTAGCGCACCGACGGGCGGCGGTTGCGGAGCGGAATATACTCGCCGCCCTGCTTGCGCTCGTCCTGGAATTCGTAGGGCAGCACGTTGTAGAGCGTGCCTTCCAGCACGCGGGTGAGGATGTCGAGCGTGCGCATGCGCGGCGGATAGTCACGGTCGACCGGAATGAGGGCGCAGATCGTGTCGAACATGCTTTCGCTTTCGCGGCTGCGTTGGTGCGGGGTTAGCGCGCAAACAGCGGAACGTTGATCCGGTGAGACCGCGTGGGCGCCTCGCAAAGCATTGCGAAGGCGCGGGCGAGTGCGTCCACCTGGTCGTCCTTGCGGCCCTGCGGGAAGTCGCGGAGCTCTTCGATGAAGTCACGGTTCCAGCCGGCGCGGACCACGGCGACATTGCCGGCGTCCACCTGCGCCGCGATCGGGCTGGCGCGGAGGGTCTTGCTGCCGGTCTCCGGCGTCGCCTTCGCGGTGAAGCCGGCGAGCAGGCTGATCAGCCAGGCGACCTGCTGCTTGCCGGCCTGGCCAGGGTCCTGCGGCAGGCTGATCCGTACCGGGGCGCCGTCTTGGCGCGCGGTGTTGACGATGGCTTCCGCCACCTCGAGCGGGCCGCCGCGCAGGCGGACAACGTCGAGCACGACGCAGCGTCCGGCGGCATCGCGGCCGAGTTTTATGCCCGCGGTCCAGTCGGGGTCGCGGCCCTCCGTCGCGGTGGTGGCGGCGAGGTCCCAGCCGCGCACCGCGGCCAGCCCGGCGGGTGCGGCCTCGATGGTTTTGATAGCGTTCACGCGGAACAGCGCGTCGTCGTTCGGGCGCGGGTCCTGTTGATATTGCGCCTGCCAGACGCGCGGGCCGACCGTGTTGCGCCGGCGTTCGAGTTCGGCGAGATCGTGGTATTCGGGCCAGAGCGCCTCGCCGGGCGCACGGCCGAGCACGTCGGCCTCGCCGGCGATCGCCGGCAGCGAGAGCGTGTGCCAGTTGTCGCCGGATTCCAGCAGCCGGCCGCCAAGATCGTCCTGGTGCCAGCGCGTCATGATCAGCGCGATCCGTCCGCGCGGCTTCAGCCGCGAAACCAGCTCGCTGCGGTACCAGTCCCAGAGATGATCGCGGGACAGCGCACTGTCGGCTTCGACGCGGTTCTTGACCGGGTCGTCGATCACCACGAGGTCGGCGCGGC